GCATAAACCACGTGGAAGTCGCCGCCTTGGCCATCGCTGGTGCCAGCCCCCTCCCAGCCCCAGGCCAGGGTTTCTTGTAAGCGGCCCGCGCCGGGTTCTTGGTAGTTGCGCACGCCCACGGCGGGCTCGCGCAAAGTGGGGTCTTCCAGCTCCGTGACGGTGCTGGCGCTAAAGCGCACGCCCACGGCCACGCGGCCATCGACGGGCACGGTGAATTGGCCGGCGGGCACCTCGCGCACCGCTCCGCGCAGATAGACGCGAGCAAAATCCATGCTGACCAAGCCGGTGTCGGCATCGATTTGCAGGTGGCCGCCGCTGACGATGTCGCCATCCTTGAGCAAGGCATCGGCCACGCCTTGTAGGCGGTGGATCAGGGCGCTCTGGACTTCGTTGAGCTCGCGCGATTGCAGGCCGTCTCCGGCACGAAACAGCAGCTGGGTGTAGTGTTTGGCCGGGTCAAACAGGTTGTAGTGGCGCTCGATCATGGATGCCTCGCAGATTAGAAAGTGACAACGAACTCAAAGGTCTCGCGTGTAGAAGGCCCGCGCACAATGGGCACCGAGTTCTGCAGCACAAGGAGGATGCCGGGCTCCGTGATCTGGGCCGGGCTGAAGTAGCGCTGGCCAATGGGCAAAGCGGGGTCGGTCTGGGTGCCCACGAACAGGCCCTGCTCGCGCAGCACGCTGGTGGCGGCATCCTCAAAGTCAAAGCGCACCCGGATGAACAGGTGGTTGGTGGGCTCGCTCGACAGCCGGTAGCGCCCGGTGGGCACCACGATCTCGCCTTGCGGGTCGGCGGCCACAAAGTGCGTTTCGTTGACCAAGCGCCGACCCACTTCGCGCAGCAGCGCCGTTTGCCCAATCGGCTCGGGCGGGTGCGAGACCTTGAACGCAACCGTCACCTCGCCGCGCTCGGGGATGGTGCTGGCCGGCAGCCGGCGCAGCACGCCCTCGCGCGCGTTGGCGCTGTAGTCGGCATCGAGCGCATAGAGGGTCTGGCCATCGACCGTGCTGACGCGGATCTCGGCCAAGTGCGCAAAGCCCAGCGGGATCACGCCCGCCTCATCGAAAGAGGTGCTGATCGACAGGCTGGTGTCCCACAAGGGGTCGCCTTCGCCCAAGGCCAGATGCAAGGTTTGTTGTTTGATCGCGGCGGCAAGCGCGGCGCGACCGCTGGCAGTCAAAATCGCCATGGTGGTGCTCCAATTGGTGGATAGATGCTGGGTTGATGCTGGGTTGATGCTTAAAAAGTCGCCTATACCTTCTCTTCGTAGATCGCCTGCTGGCCCACATCACCCTTGGCTGTGGCCCGCACCGATCAACTCGCGCGTGTCCGTCCAACTCGAGCTCGGCCAGCGCACGCCCGTCCAGGTTTGGCCGCTCCAGGCGGCGTGCTTGCTGGACAAGGCCGTGCGCGTGGGCGCGGCTTGCGCGCTGGTGTTGGCCTCGGTGCTGTGAGCCAGCAGGCGCTGCAGCACAGCGAGCGCAGCGACAAACTCGAACGGCTCGGCCGCAGACCAGACCGAAACCGCGCTGTGCATCTCGGTCAGCGCCTGCCACTCGACTTCGGCTGCATCGCCCAAGGCGAGCTCGCCCAGCCTGGGCATGGGCCTGGTGCGCACCAGCGCCCGCCGTGGGGTGCGGCTGTTGAGCGCGCCCAGCACCGACTCCGAGAGCCGCACCTGTGCGCGCTGGTACAGCCGTGGCCGCCAGCCAGCGGCATCGGGCAGCGGCGCATTGCTCGGGCTGTGCTGCCGCACCAAAGCGCCAGCGTCCCGGCTGGGCACCGACTCGCCCAAGTGCCACATCCCCAGCGCCAGATCGGCGCGGGCCTGCACCCGATGCGCCGCCAGACGGTCTTGCCGCGCTTGCAGCCGCAAGGCAGGCACGGCCAGCGCTGCCGGGTGCGCCCGCGCCAGGCGCTCTAGCACCTCGACTCTGCGCAGCCGGTGCGGTGTGGCCGACAGCGGGTCGCCCGCGCCCAAGGCGATGGGGTGCCCCTCCTCCTGCCAGACAAAGCGCGGCAGGTTGGCGTTGATGTCGCCCAAGGGCGTGCTGTCCGAGAGCAGCACCTGCGCCCGAGCAAAGCGCCGCTCGGGCCGCATGCCAATCGGGTCTGGCACGCCCAGCGCATTGGCCAGCGCGCGCAGGCGCGAGTGCACAAAGAGAGCATTGGGCGTGTGGCCCGGGTCGCCCAGGGCCGAAAAACTCAGCAAGGTGCGATCCAGCAGCCGCGCCACCGCATAGCGCACCGCTTCGCGGCTGGGCTCGAGCGCTTGGCCGCTGGCTTGCGCGGCTTGGGTAAAGCTGCGCCCAAAGGAGAGCTTGGTCAGCCCGTCCCTCCAAAACACGCCGCTGTGATCCGACAGCAGCGCTTGGCCCAAACGGCTCTCACTGAGCACCGCACGGCGCAGGTCGTGGCCGTGGTAGATGCGCGACAGGCGCGCGCGCGCCGGTGCCGACAGCCGGGCAATCGAGATCAGGTGGGCAATCTCCGTGTCGTCGTCGAGCACCCGGCCCGGATCAAGCTGGAACGAGGCGAAATGCACGCCGGGCGGCTCTTGCTCCAGCGTGGCGCTCATCCCTATCCAGGCCAAGGCGGTGCTGAGCGCCGCCGGCGTGCCACGCAGGCGCTGCCACAGTATGCCGCTGGCTATGGCGCGGCGCGGATCGGGCAGGTAGGGCAGCAGCTCACCCAGCCCATACTCCCAGATCAGCCAAGGCAGCAGCGGATCGGACGGCTCGATCTTGAACCGTCCAATCGCATCCGCTGGCAGCGTCAGCCGGGCCAGCACATCGCCCGCTTGCGACAGGGCCTGCTCCAGCGGCGTGGCGTTGGCGGGCAGCAAGTGCTCAGGCGTCATGCGCGCTCCAGTGCAAGGGTGCGGGCGCTATCGGTCACGCCCGGCAAATTCGAGATTCAAGCCCGACAAGCGCACCGCCTGGTTGGCGCTGGCGCGGGCATCCGCAGTCGGCGAGAGCAACTCGACCTTGTGCACGCCCGGCCACTGCAAGCGGGCGATGAGCCACGAGCGGGTCAAGTCCCAGCCTAGGCCCGCCTGCGCAGCCAGCGCCTGCTGCAAGCCAGGGCCTATGGCGTCAAATGCCGCCCTCGGTGTGTCGGGGTAGAGCCAGATGCGGGCGGCCACGGTGACGTGCAGCAGCTCGGCGGGCAGCACCTCGACGGTGTCGGTGAGCACCCGAATGTCGTCGCGCAGCACCAGCGCGCGCACCGCCTCAAGCGCGGCATCCGATACCGTCTGCGCGTCGCCCACGACGTGTGCTTTGCCCAGCACGCTGATGCGCACCAGGCCCGGGCGCGGGCTATCAACCTCCACATCGGCCACCTCGGGTGAGGCCGACAGCGCCCAATAGCGGTAATGCGATGCCCCACCGGCGTTGGCAAAGCCGATCAGGCGCTGGCGGGTGCGCAGGCGCAGCGCCTCGTCGGCCTCATCGGGCAGGCGCGTCACGCCGTAAAAGGCGGCCAGATGGTCCAGGTCGCTGCCGGTGGCAAAGGCCAAGAGCGAGGACTTGGCCGCCGCGTTGATGCGGCTCCTGAGCAGCACCTCGCGGTAGGCGGCCACCTCCAGTATCTTGATGGCCGGGTCGGATGCCAGCAGCGCCGTGTAGCCTGGGTAGCGGGCCTGCAGATCGGCCTGCATCTGGGTCAAGATCGCCTCGTAGGACAGGGCCTCGATCACCGCTGGGCTGGGCAGGCTGGACAGATCGCTGAGCGTGTTCATTCACACCTCCAGTGCGTTGATCAAAGTGGCCCGGCCATCGGGCAAGTAGATGCCCTCTAGGTCGAGCACCACGCGCCCGACCGTGGCCGATGCGATGCGCACGCGCGTGAGTTGGAAGCGCGGCTCCCAGCGCGCCAGGGCTTCAGCCGTGGCCGCATACAGATCCATGGCCAGGCGTGGCGTCATGGGGTTGTCCACCAAAGCCGGCAGGCGCGAGCCGTAGTCGCGGCGCATCACGCGCGTGCCAATGCGGGTGCTCAAGATGTCGCGGATGCTCTGGCGCAGGTGGTCTATGCCGGCCAAGATCTGGCCGGTTTGGGCGTGGGTTCCGAGCATATTGCTACCCCGCAAACACATTGGCGCTGCCGCTGGCGGCGCTTGACCCGCAGGCCACCGCATCGCCTACGCGCCCGGCGGGGCTGCCGTTGACAAACACGCTGGCACTGCCAGCGCCCAGGGCGCTGCTATGGCATGCGGGGTCTGGCCCTGGTCGGCAATGCACCGCCCAGCCGTCGCCCGCGCGATGCCAGCCGCGCCCGTTGACGAACACGTCGGGGCTGGCTGAGGTGTTGGCGCGGGCTGGCCAAGGGCCGTGCCCAGTGCAGGTGTCGCCCAATCGTGTGGCCGCTGGCATGGCTTGCTCTCCTGTGCTTGTGGCGAGAACCTTGCGCAAATTTGCGCAAGGTTGCAGTGCTTGCGCGGATCAGTTCAGATCGATCCGCGGCCCGCTGATGCGCACGCCCTGCGCGCTGAGCTCCAGCCGGGTCGGGCCGATCTCGAACACGATCTTGCCGCCCGCTGGCACAGCCAAGCGCCAGAGGTGCTGCGCCCGGTCGTACTCCACCACCGCCCCGTCTTTGAACAGCGTGCGCGAGATGTCTGCCGAATCGGCTGCTGCCGGGTGCTCGGCGCGGTAGATCGATCCCACCACCACGCCTTGGTTGAGGTCGCCGCACGGCGCGACGATCAGCACCTGCTCGCCCGGCTCTGGGGCGTGCCAAGTGCGGTCAGGGCCGGCGCGCGCGGTGGTAAAGGGCAGCCAGCCGGTGGTGATCGGCCCGGCCTGCACACGCACGCGGGCGCGGGCCGCATCGAGTGCCACCACCTGGCCCATCATGGCGCTGTTGCTGATGCGCCGCTCGGCATCGGTCAGACCCATTGGTAGATTGCGCTCGGTCATGACCGGCCCTCCAGGTGCAGGGCACCCAGCGCTTGGTAGTTGTGCTCGTGCTCAGCGCCAATCGCAGGCACCCAACTGGCCAGCACCTGCAGCGGCAAGGGCGCATCGGGCGCATCGGGCGCTTGCAGCGGCTGCGTCCAGTACATCACCTCGAACAGCATGCGCGCCGCCAGAATGGGCAGATCGCCATCGCCGCCTTGATCGACCTCGGTGCGGGTCAGGCGCATCCCCTCTACCAGCAGCCCCAGGGTCTGGTCGGCATCGAGTATGGTCTCGACCGCCAGCGCCAGGGTGTCGGCCTCTTGGGCAGCGGCATCGCCGCTGGCCACGATCTCGATGGCCAGCTCCAGCTTGCGCTGGCGCAGACCCGGATCGGCTTGGGGCTGCTCCTCGATGCGCTCGTCGCGGGTGTAGATCAAGAGCGCGGGCAGCTTGCCCGCAAACAGCGGGGTGCTGCGGTGTATGCTGATGCGTGCGGCGCTGATGCGCGCGTCGATCTTGGGCAAGCCCTCGATGAGCCGCGCCGCCACCGCCTCACGAATCAGGGTGCGCGGGTGCTTCATCATCCTCGCCCTCCTTTGTGCAGCAGCAGCTTGAGCAGGCCATGGCCGTCTGGTCGCACCTCGACGATCAGGTAGCGTTGGCCTTGCACCGTTACGGCATCGCCATCGGTGGGCACGCTGGGCAGGTCTGCCTGGCGCACCTCCAGCACCGGCTGCACCATCGACACTGCCACCCCGGTGCTGGCATCCACCTCCTGGTGCGCAGCCGTGAACACGCCCCTGCCGGGCAAGTCCGGCTCCTGCCCCTCAAGGTGCAACCGCACCGGCTCACCAAAGGTGTCGAGCACGGTGGCCGTCATGGATCGGGTCAGGGCAGCAAAGAGCGTCACGTCTGCGCTCCTTGGCCGGGTTACCAGCCGCTGCTCGACGTGAGCCGCACGGTCAGGGCCGGGCGTTTCACGATGGGCAGCGGGTTGGATTGGGTGTAGATGTCCACGCC